TTTAGTATTTTATTTAAAGTTTTGGCTTGACCTGCATGAGTCTTCGATGCTTTTCTCAAGCCTTTAACTATTTTAGTCAATGGTTTAGTATAGTGTGGCATTACGACTTATACCCTCCACCTGCCTTTTTATAAGCAGATGCAAGCATTTGAGCCTTTCTTGCTGACCACTGACCAGGCTTTCCTCCTTTTCCACCAGCCTTAATGCGATTGAATATTCTCTTACGCATAGCTGGCTTCGTGTAGTTACCTGCTTTGTTTACGGTGCTTTTGCTTTTCTTTTTTGCTGCCATCGGAATACAAGTTGTTAAATGTGGTAACAGGATCTAAGTAGGACTCATGCCCTTCTGCTGAGTGTGTCCACTGTGAAGGAGCAAAGTCAGGCGCACCCTCTCCAGTTCTCCACAAAGCAGGACTCGTAGCTCTAACTCTATTATTAGGTAATGCTACAAAGTTACCTGTCCAGTTACCTGCGTCAGTCAAGTATAACACATGAGAC